AGAAGAAACACGTTTGTGAGTACAAAACCCACAACCGGAAGAGCTTCGAACAGGTCGAAGATAAGGGTGTGGAACGTGCCAAGTTTGATCACTTTGTGCAAATGCAGTCTTATATGCATGGCACTGGTATTGACCGCGCGTTGTATGTGGCTGTCTGCAAAGATGACGACAGACTCTATACCGAGCGAGTTGAGTACGACAAAGGCGTCGCCGAAAACGCAATAGCCCGTGGTAAGCGGATTGCATTGTCTGATCGGATGCCAGAGCCGTTAAGTGCCGATCCTAGCTGGTATCAATGCAAGTGGTGCCCCGCGCATGAGTTCTGCCACGGCGACCGCCTGACCAAAGAGGTCAACTGCCGCACCTGCGCCCATAGCACGGCTAACGAGAATTCCAAGTGGATCTGCGAGCGCCACGCCGGTAGCGAGATACCCGTTGAGTGGCAGCGTGAGGGTTGCGGTAGCCATGTCCTGCATCCCGATATGGTCCCGTGGCAGCGTAAGGAAGCCGGTGACCAGTGGCAGACTATCTACGTCATCAAAGGCAAGGAAGTGGTCAACGGCGAGCCAGGGAATGGTGTGTACGGCTCTAAGGAGTTGGTTGCTAACGCTGAAGCCTGTGCCGAGTCTGACGAAGGCATGATTGAGTTTCGCAAGATGTTTGATGCAAGGATCACGGGATGATCCTGCGTGACTACCAGCAGCGTGCCATTACCAACCTGTACAACTGGTTTATTGCTGGCTATGCGGGCAACCCTTGCTTGGTGCTGCCAACAGGCTCAGGCAAGAGCCACATTGTTGCCGCCCTTTGCCAAGATGCGCTGACTAAATGGCCTGAGACGCGGGTATTGATGTTGACCCACGTTAAGGAGCTAATTGAACAGAACGCTGAGAAGATGTACGTACATTGGCCTGACGCCCCGCTTGGGATTTATAGCGCGGGCATAGGGCGGCGTGAACTGCACCAGCCGATCACGTTTGCTGGCATCCAGTCGGTGCGGGACAAGGCAGCGCAAATTGACTACGTTGATCTGGTAATCATTGATGAGTGCCATCTGGTCAACCACAAGGACACGGGCGGCTATCGTGACCTGCTTCGCCAGCTACAACGCATCAACCCTAACCTGCGTGTCATTGGCCTGACCGCCACGCCGTACCGGCTAGGCCACGGCATGATTACCGATGAGCCGGCAATCTTCAATGCTTTGATTGAGCCGGTGACGATTGAAGAGTTGATCTTCAAAAAACATCTTGCCCCGCTGCGTTCAAAAATTACTGCAACTGCTCTGGACACAACCGGCGTTGCAAAGCGCGGTGGGGAGTTTGTGGAAGGCGAGTTGCAGAAGGCGGTCAACACCAAAGACCAGAACGTGCGCGTTGTATCAGAAGTGATTGCTCTGGCAGAAGACCGGCAGCATTGGTTGTTCTTTTGCACGGGTGTATCTCACGCCGAAAACGTCTGCGAGATATTGAACTACTGGGGCGTACCGTCTAAGTGCGTGACAGGCGACACGCCAAAGAAAGAGCGCGAGAAGATTATTGAGGAGTTCAAGACCGGCAAAATCAAAGCGTTGACTAACGCCAACGTGCTAACCACAGGCTTTGATTACCCAGACATTGACTTAATCGCCATGTTGCGCCCAACGATGTCCCCTGGCTTGTACATCCAGATGGCCGGTCGAGGGATGCGCCCCAAGAGCCACATTGATCATTGTCTGGTTTTGGATTTTGCCAAGGTTGTGGCAACGCATGGCCCGATCACAAATGTCCAATCTCCCAAAAAGGGAGGTTCTGGCGACGGCGTTGCACCGATAAAAATATGCGACAACTGCAAAGAGATTTGCGCGTTAGCGGTGCGCGTATGCCCCGCTTGCGGGACGGATTTCCCCGCCGTTGAGCCTAAGCGGTTAAAGCTACAGCATGACGACATTATGGGCGACAGCAAGACCGAGATGGCGGTTACCGATTGGTCTTGGCGGCGGCACGTTAGTCAGGCCAGCGGCAAGCTAATGGTGTCAATCACCTACTACGGTGGCTTGAGCGATATTCCTATTACGGAATATTTGCCAATACTTCACTCTGGGTTTGCCGGCGAGAAAGCCTTGGGTACGCTGTACTACATCGCTAACAAAGCCCAGGCGGTGCTGAATCAGATCAACGAAGTGGCTGAGTCAGACGCAGTTGATTATGTGGTGGCGCAGATGAACCAAGGGTTAGCCCCAGTATCCATTGAGTACAAACGCGATGGAAAATTCTATCGAGTGGTGAAGCGCAAATGGTGATGCCAACCGAGCATGAAGAGCAACGCGAACTGGTCCGATGGTTTCGGCAAACTTATCCAGATGTGCGGATTTTTGCTATCCCTAACGGTGAAAAGCGCAGCATTAGCGTGGCAAGTAGGTTGAAGGCAGAGGGTGTTAGCGCCGGGGTTCCTGATTTGTTTGTCCCCTCATGGGGTTTGTGGATTGAGATGAAACGCCAGAAAGGAGGTGTGATACGACCAGAGCAGAAAGACTGGATCAATTACCTACAGGGCTGCGGGCATCGGGTCATTGTGGGGTACGGGTTTGACGATGCCAAAACCAAAATCGGAGAGCAGAAATGACCAAGAAACAAAAACCAGAATTTAAAGTTAATTTTAGCCTTGCAGAACAAAATCAACGCAATACGGATTACAACCTAGAGCCTGTGTTTAAGTTGCCCAACAGCGACGAGGTTGTGGTCCCGCATTATGTTGAGCCGCACAAATGGGTGGGATTGGGTATGGTTATGTACACAACCGAAGACTTGCTCAACTCCCGTGCGGTCCCAGAGCTTCAATGCCTATGGTCAAGGCCGTGGACAGAGAAGATTATTTTCCAAGGTAAAGATCGTTTGTTTAGCAGTTCAGAACTAAAAATCTTGATAAAGGCAAGACTATGACTAAAGCAGAAGCGTGGCGCAAATGGTGGTCTGTAATTCACAAGACCATTCCGGCTGGTAGTTATGACCCAAGAGAAGCACCGATGTGGGATGCTTGGGAAGCTGCGTGGGAGGAAGCAACCAAACAATCTCAAACTGAGATCAATCATCTTAAAGAGCAGTTGATGAGATCAAATACGCACGACGGGGCGTACAAGGCTGCGTTTTTGGCTGGTCAAATGGCGGCGCGAGGTGGATCGTGGAAGTGAAGTGTTGCAATAACAACTGCAATCAAGGACGCAACTGCCCCTACCAGGGCGTCAACTGCCAGCAATGCCGAGTAAACCCTGCAAGCCACAAGGTTCCTTTAACAAGCGGCAAGGGGTTTAGATGGAAATGCGAGGCTTGCTTTAAGAGGTTAAACACAAGCGGGTTTAAGGACAAGATCGCATGATTACCGAACGGGAACAATCCGCAGGAAAGACTACTAATTGTGAATCAAAATTACCGAACGGGAAAACCATGACTAGATTAGAAATCATTTGCATGGCGCGGGAGGCTGGCATTCGTTTGGCATCTCGGTCAGATACGGTAGATCCACGCAATGTGTATTCCCATGAAATTGAACGCTTCGCCGCCCTTATTGCCGCGCATGAGCGGGAGGAGTGCGCCAAGGCGTGTGAAGCTGGAGTCGTACAGACAAACAACTGGGACGCCAGCGATTACAACAAAGCTTGCGAAATTCGAGCCGCCGCTATTAGAAACAGGGGAGAGAAATGAAATACGAAGACATCAAGGACTTTTACGAGCGGTGCGAAACACATCCAGACCATCAGACCGGAATGATTTCGTACAGGATGATTGAGCGGCGACTGCAAGAAGAGATTGAAGAGTTGCGTCAATACATCGAAGCCAAATTGTTGGAGAAAAAAGATGAATAAAATCCTGTGCTGGTTATTTGGCCACAAGAACGTCATCAGTTGCGTGGATGCCCACTACCGTTACACGCATGACAGATGCCAGCGGTGCGGCGCTAATCTGCCAGCTGGGCAACACAAATTTTATGAGGATTGGTCATGAGATACGGCATCCTTGACGATGAAGGCCGCGTTGTCCGGTGGGTTTGGCATATGCCGCCATACCCGCACATCGTCCAGAAAATTAAACGCCAGCGTAGACCGCCGCTGGATCTATCCAACGTACCAGACGCACTATTTTGAGATAATCCAATGACAAGTGAAATTGTTCAATTTTTGCTTGAGAACGGTGAGAAGACCGTACCTCAAATGCGGTTTCCGCATTTAACAAGGTCTGCCCTTAACGGAAAATTAAGGAATCTTTTTGAAAAGGGGGCAATTGACCGCCGGATGGTCACTACGTCTAAGGGTGACATTTGGTCGTACTTTGCGGTTACAGGCCCGGATCGCCCGCATCAGTTCAGGAACGAACCCGATTCGGTATATTTCCTCAGAAATTTACCGAAGGAAAATTTTCTACAGAACAGCATTCAACTTCTTGAGGAATTGCATGGCTAACTTTGAAACGTGGCAGTACCAAAACCTTGTGCAGTTTGCCAAGGAAGCCACAGAGCGTATGAACCTGCTTAATGCGGAGGTTGAGGCGCTAAACGCCGACTTAAAAGCGGCGATTAACGCTTACCGCGATCTACTTCGCCGCGACGCCCCTGGACTTCTCGAAGCTTCTCCTACCGCCGAAACCAAGCAAGCCGGCGAGTAAGGTCATCAACTGTTCTACTTGTAGGTCTGGCGGCGGGGGTAGACCCTTCGGGATCAAGTCTACGCCCTGCCCAAACGCCCAGA